ACAGTAAGCGCCCTTCGCGCGGCACTTCGTTAGCGTCCAGCGATGCCTGCGCCACGTCAACAGCTGCCAAAACATTAGCGCCGGTTGACAGCGCGGCGGGTGTTGGTGAGGTAATGCCAGACCATGAGGCGTAGGTAGAAAAGCGGTAGGCGTCAATTTCGGGGACAACGTAGGTGCGCATGAACTCGCCCACCAGGGTGCCAAATGCCATGCCAAGAGTTTCCTCGTTGTCCATAGCATCCACCGAGAAAGCGCGACCGCGATCTTTCGACAGGGTCAAGGTTTCCCACTCGCCCACCACATCGCCAGCGGGAAAGCCGGTATTGCGGGCATAGTTGCCAAGACCGATCAGGGTGCTTTTGAACACCTTCACGACCTGGGCGTTAGAAAAATCAACGGGTACACTCTGAGCGTCCATCGGGGCGGTCAAAGATGCTACCTTGTAGATTTCGTCAAGAATTGGTTGAAATTTTTCTGCAAGTGCGATGTTATTAGCCATCGTTATTTATTCTCCTGTTTTATATTAGTCGGGCAAACCAGCGGCGCGGCGTGCGGCTGCTGTCATTGTGTCAGTCAGCGCACCGTCGTTTTTTGTTTTCCCTACGAATTGGGGGGCTGGTTTGTCACTCTCAAATAAGTAATCATTTTCAGCCTTGATTGCCTCCAACTGTTCTGATAAACCGAGAATATTTCCATCTTCTGCCAGTTTCAAATCGTTCGTGTTCAGTAACGCCATCACCGCTTTGATGTTCTTGGCTTTTGCGCCGGATAGCGCGCCCGTGAGCGCATGGTCGAATTTCAATTTACTAATCTGCGCCTGGGCGTCTGCCTGAGCCTGTTCCGCTTTCGCTTTCCAATCCTCGGCCGCTGCCTTCACGCCCTCAATATCCATGCTGGTAAACGATTCAATCTTGGCGTGCGCTTCTGTTAGTTGTGCTTTGGCATTTTCTACCTCTGCCTGCAATGATGTCATGTCGGCTTTTGCCTTCTCAACATCACGCCCAGCCAGCGCGTGTAGTTGCTTGATTACGTCCTCGTCTTCGATTCCCAGTTTCTTCAAGTCTTCGGTTTTCATGTTAAGTTTCCTTTCTCACTCTTAGCCTTGTTTAGGCAGTTGGCTCTGCCAGTAGCCCGCCCTTTTAGGTTTGCGGATAACCAGAAAATAAAAAGGCCACACCAACAGGTTATATTCCTGTCAAGCGTGGCGGTAAGCCCTGCTCGTTGTCTTTGTTCCCGCCCTAAAGCGTGAACTTGTTCATAGTATATACTACCACAAAATCATGTTTATTGCTATTCGCAAAAAGCGCAAATCGTTACCCCACCGATAAGATAACGTACACGCCGCAAGAGATAAGAAACGCGAATACGAACAGCAGCAGGCAACCACGAACTGCCATTTTGATTAGCCGCCCGCCTGCGCGTGCTTCTCGCTCCATCCGTTCTAAACCATGTTCGCTCATCAGTCAATCCTTTCTTCAACAATCGCAATTTTTCTAAGTACCTTTTGTTCAGAACATATCGGGCATATCGGATTCTCGCCCTCACCATAAAGCGCCATCCCATGCGTGGGGCATACATAAACATCACGAATCTCAACATTGGGCGTTTTTGATTTTATGTTCTGCCGGTCATCCTCAAAAAGAATTTCGACAGCCGCCTTCAGCAGAACGACAAGGATAAACGCACCGATAAAGCACCATAAGGTATCCATCATTCAGTCCTTTCACTATGCGCCCATTGTAGCACAAGTCTATCTATCTTGTCTACCACGAATTTCTTTTTCGTACCATGATATATATTGTTTGCACAGTGAATACATCAATTGCAGGAAGGCCCGAAATTCTGCGTTCACTGTGCGCCTCTTTCAAGCATCAAAAATAGCCGTGAGATTGTTTCGGTAGAATATTCCCATAGGTCGTTATATATTGGGTCAAGCAAGAAGTGCGTCAATTCATGCACCACCAATCCTTCTATTTCTTCATCACTAAGCCCATCAACCCTGTCGAGAATTACATACACTCCGCCCTTCAAATATTGAAAACGCGCATCAACAAACATACAAGCGTCTGGGTGTTCTTTGCGGTCTTTCTTGCTTAGGTCATCAGCGGTGTCATAATAAAATATATCAAACCGCCAGCCCCACTTTGTAACAATCCATTCCCACTTTTTGAAATAATCACGAATCTTGTCTTCAAGTTTCTTGTTGTTTTCTGCGTTCATACTTGCTCCCTCTCGTTCTGCCTGTTCAAACCAGTTTGCCGCAAGAAGTCACGCAACGCCGCCTGTATATTCTTGACCCTTGCGCGTTCGTTGCCAGCGTCAAGCCCAGCCGCCTCCAGCGCCGTCAGTTCCCTTTTTGCCTTGCGTATCTCACGCTCATAACGCCGTTGTACCTGTGTTGCTTCGTAGTAACTTAGGCTCTTGCCGTTGTATGTTACGGTGGTGTCAGCGTACTGTTTCAACATCTGTTCATTGTAGAAGTTCTCACTAACGCCGTCAAAATAAGGGTAGAAGGAATGGCGGCAATTGTAACCACCCAGCCCCTCACCTGTACCGTACCCTGTCACCTGATAGAAGTTAGGGTACTCGCTCCCACGCAATGAATATACCCGCCCCTGCCATGATTCGTGATTCATCGGGCCTTCCCCCTTATCCCGCGCGCCAATATGTGCTGATACCGCAATGGTATCAACGCCCAATTCATCAACCAGCGCCATTTGCATTTCACCCGTTGTCTGTGTTACCCCCGTCAGCACCGTGCGCCTCATAGCCACATCTAACTTTTCCATGTGTCCTGTCGGGTACAGCACTTCCAGCCCGCTTGTGCCAATGCCCTTGACCGCCTCCCTGATTGCGCTGTTATAATCACGCGCCCCGGTGGATACCTGCAACCACGCAAGGTCAGCCGCCTTGATAAAGTTCATCTGTGCGCTCAGCGCCGTTGTGCGGGTCAAGTTCATCATGATACCGTGCGTTCTGCGTAAGCCTGCCACAAGCAAGCGCACCATCTCCGGCGATTGATTCAGGGGGAGCGGGTCAAGCCCATAAGCCCGATAAATGGCGGTGTCAAAGCGTAAGGAGGTCACGCCTGCCGCTTCAAATATCTGCCTAAGTACATCCTCGCTGTATCCGGTCAGTCTGGCAATTTCGCGCAGTGCGTTCTCATAAATGGCGCCACTCTCGGTCAATCGTTGCATCTGCCATGCCGCGCTTTGTATGCTCAAGCCCATCAGACGCCGTGCTATGTCTCTGATAATGCTGTTGGTGTAGCGTTCGTACAATTCCAGGATAGGGCCGGGGAGAACGTCAAGATAATCAGCGGTCAGCATTTGCAATCTCCTCAATCAACGCCCCGAACTTCTTGGGCTGTAATTGTTTGCCGATGAATTGTCCGCGCCATTCTGAACATTCCCCGCTGTTGGCCTGCTGTATCAACTCCCACAATTGCCCCTGTTGGTAGTTGATAGGGTAGGCGATATTGTCACCGTATAAATGCCAGTGTTTAGGCTGATGAATATCACATGTTTTATTCGGTCTTATCGGGAGATGCTGGTTGATGCCTACCGTTGGCTTTCCCCTCGCTACGGATAGGTACATGAAAGTGCCCTCCGCAATTACAACATCCGCCGCGTCAATCTCAGCCGTTCTGCCGTCCGGCTCTCCCTTTACCCATTCAAAGCGTGAGTATTGTTTCAGCCCTTGCCTTTCAAGTTTGCCGACATAACGCACAATCACCCGCACGCCCGTTTTAGATTGTACCCGCTTCAAATCGTATATGATGTCTTTGTTTGCCCGCAGCCCTTCGGGTCGCAAACCGCCCGCCGGATGGATAGGGGCAAATAGAATAGTTTTGATTTCATCGGCGCTCTTGTATTGTTTTTGTCTGCACCACGCCCAGCCGGTCACATCAACCCGCGCCGCTGGTTCTATGTATCGCATGGCTTCTTTCTGACCCTCACCTATCACCAGCACGCTTGATATATAGGATTGTAACTTCACGATACCATCATACCACCAGGGGGGTAGTACGCTATGAGGAAATACTATAATCTTAGAACCGCGCCTTATATGCTCCTCAACAATATCACGGGGCTTGCCGCCGCTATGTATATAGCTTTCACGATCAACAAGTACTACCTCCGCGTTCTGTTCATCGGGTATAAACCCGCAACGTTGCAACGCCTTTGCATAAGCTCTGCCCTTGTGCTGGTGTGAATATAGGTAGTATTTCACTTCAATACCCAGACGAACCGCCATGATGGTTTGTCACCCTCAACAGCACGCTCAATTTCAAAGCCCGCGTCAATAATGATGTTCTCCCATTTATCCCTTGACAAGTGCCATTCCATTTGCCTGCTACCGCGCCGTAGACGCCTATATTCTTCTTTTCCTGGTGAATAGGATAAACAGTCCGGTATCTCCAAATATAAACGCCCAGCGGTCAATTTTCGCACCGCAAGCAGCCCATCAAGCGGACAGGTAAAATGCTCCGCAACACCCAAACAAAGCACCAGGTCAAACGGTATAATGCCAGTATATTCCTCCACAAATGTACAGGATATTTGCGCCTGCGGTAATTTCTCTTTGGCTATCTTGCACGCTTCGGGGGATAGGTCAATACCGAATAATGATGCTTCGGGGTGGGAACGTGCGAACCGTTGCAGGGTGTGTCCGTTGCCACAACCTACGTCAAGAATATCACGCGGCGGGTCGTATGCGCTCAGAACACCAATGGCAAACTCGTTGCGCTCCCCCTTGCCCGCCCATTTCAGCGGGTCAGCACGATAATAAGCATCGTATTCATCAATCAATTGTTGGCGCTGCATTATCTACTCCTCATCTGGAAAGAATGAAATACCAACCGCCTCAAGTTCCTCAACCGCCTTGCGGGCAACCTCCTCTTTCTCGTGGAAGTTCCGCATCCTGAACTCTACTTTGCTCATAAGCCCAGCCGCCACCAGTTGCAAATCACGCTGCAATTGTTCGTTCTGGTCAGTGATTACGCTATCATCAAAATCATAGGTGGTGGTATATGCACCCTTTGGCGCTAAGCTCAGCAGGCTCGCGTATATATCCATTGCCGCCAGCAAATCATCAAGGGCGTTGGCTGTTTCCTTCTGCATGTCCGTGATTGTAGCGTAACTGCGTTGTTTCGCCATTTTGATTTCAGTAGCGGTCCTGGCAATATCTTCAGGATTGCTCAACGTACCGTATGCCAGCCCACAGGTAAACTCAATGCGCCGCAATATCTCATTCAAGCCCGCCATGAAGGATTGTTCACGCAAGGCTGGCGCCCATGATTCAAATAGCTCATTGCCTACATTGTTCACATCAAGCGTTTTGTACAGCCGCTTGTTAGGCAGTTTCGGATCACCATTATCGTCTTTCTTGAAAGCATCGGTACTGACATACAGCGCCATCTCGCCAGCGGTAAATTCCCAAATCAAGCGCCCCCACTGTTCATCAGCCTGCCGGATTAGTTCAGCCGCCCTGCTGAAACAGGACACGCCCAGCGGTGAAAATGGTTCGATTGTATTCGCCATCGGGTAGCGCCAATAGGCAAACAGCGGTCTATCCACACCGGCGATAATTACCTCCGGTTCTAATTCTTCCCAATCTGCTACCTGCGTTAGTGGGATTTCACGCCCCAACGTCTGCTTGCTTGTGCTGCGGTATGCCTTATTTCTCACCGTGTACAATTCGCCATCAATCTCGTGGTACTCAACGCGGGTATAGTAAACGTTGCCATCAATCTTGTTGTCCACAAATGCCGCCGCCGTAATGTTGCCGTTGCCATCGAAATTGACGGGCAGAAATTGGTCAGCCTGCACATAATCAACAACGATGTCTTCACCGCGTGGGTATGGCTTGAGAATGATACCGCCCTTTGCGGCGGCATATTCTACCCAGTGTCGTGCTTTCTCCACTACGGGTGCTATTTGCGATTGTAGATATTCAGCGCGTGCGCTGCCCTCTACCTCCGCTGTCATTTCAATTGTGGCAACACGGGCAAGCTCCGATGATACCGCCGCCGCCAGCCCCAGGGACTTCACGTCAGTATTCAGCCAGCAGGATTTATTCTGGTACATGTCGCCCCATAGTTCTATATTTTGCGCCATCAAATCAGTTAGCGCAATTTCAACGCCTACCGCCTGCCTCACGTCTTGTTTACTAATCATATTTTTCAATACCTCCCGAATCCAATTCAAGAATCTTTTTATCATTGCCCGCGCCTCCGCCATATTCGATTGAGTGCATAGCGTACACTGTCAATGCCGTGGTTATTCTTATCAGGATACTCGCTTATATAGTTGCCCTCTTTGTCCATTTCATGCTCGTAGTTGATAAATTCTTCCGCCGTATACGGGCAACTTTCAGGGTCAATGACAATTTGTTTCAAGGATTGCAGCCACTTGATAGAATAACGAACACTGTCCGCGCCCTTCTCGGCACCGTGTACCGTCATGCCATAGGAACGCAAGTCAGCAATTGACTTCGGCTCCGCGCTGTCGGCTATCACATCTTCGGACGGTAAGTAGCCAACTTCCTCAACCAATGCGTTATATAGTGCCTGGTTAGAATGTTTCCACTTGCGCAGCTCCGCAAATACGTACAGCGTAAGCCGCGCGGCGTCATAGTGGCAGCGCACATAGTGAGCGGGGTCAGGATAATAACCGAAGTCCAGCCCGCCATGAATGCGGTCAAATTGCTCGCGCTCCTCGCCCTCAATCTTACGCAATATAACATTCTCAAAGATAAGCCCGCCCGCGCTAACCACATGCCCCAGGTACTCATGCTCAAACGCAGTCGGATTGACCTCTGACAAGTGAATAGCCTCGTCAATGAACGCCTTACCTAACCATTCAACCGGTACGGTGGTGTAATCGGATTCATGCACAAACCGCCCCGCCTTCGGTACTGCCAGTTCTTTGAAAGTCCAGTTGTTGCGTGATCTTGGCGGGTTGAAAGACTTGAATATAAGTGCAATGTCACCACCGCGAATAGCAGACTGTACAACGGAGCGCACAGCCGCCGCGCCCCTGAACTGGTCAAGCTCCTCAAACCATAACATAGCGATGTAGCCGAATGACGGCTTGAGTGATTTTATCTTTAGCGGGTCGTCACCACCCCTGAAGTATATTTTCTGCCCTGTCGGTAGGTATGTAATTTCAAGCGGGCTGGTAGTGCATTTGAATTGCTCGGATAGCCCCAAATAATTGATAGCCCAGACGAGTTGTGCGTAGACGCTATCTCTGAGCGTATCCTTGACCTGCCGTGTTGCCAGCGCGTGCCAGTCAGGGTTTGCGATTAGTTGCTCGATAATTACCAGCGACACGAAGGATGATTTTGTCGAACCGCGCCCGCCCTTGAATACATACTCACTGTTATTGCGTGACAGTATGTCGCGGTAAACATTGCCGAATGAAGGTGCTATGGCATAGGCGGGGAGGGTCATTGCAATTGGCTCTGGCGGTGTGATGGTTTCATGCTCTAACTTCATGCGCTCCGCCGCATCCAGTCCCAGCAACTTTGCGCGCCGTTCCATGATGCGGATACATCTATCCACCGCCCCCTGATTGCCCTGCGTAGCCTGCCGATACATGGCGAACCATAGCTTGTCTAACCGCTCCAATTCAAGCGTGCGCATGACCTCCGCCTCCGCCGCAATCTGTTCATTCATGGCGGTAAGCGCCGTCATCACGTGCTTGTGGGCGTTCTGCTTGCTGATACCAAGCGCGTCACCAATCTGCTGGAAGGTGTTGCCCTCTTTACGCAGTTCTAACGCCTTTAGCTTTCTTTCGGCATACGTTAGTTTACGCGCACTGGTCTTAGATTCAGTAGGCATTAGATTTCATCCTTGCACAACTCGATGTATTCTTGCCACTCGTCCTTATCGAACACCAGCACCGTAAGCATCGTTGAACTGGTGCGCGTCTTGGCAAGCGTGGTCAGCAAATCTATCCTATCCTCGCTCATGTCAAGCACCACACGCGGGCTACCGTCTGCCATTGTCTGCACACGTGCCACAAATGCGTCAAATTCTGCGATTGGTTCTGGTATGTTCATAATCTAATCGCTCCCACAACGCACAAAAACGGCTGTTTTTCGCATTTTGCGCGCGGATAGGTATTATCTATCATTGTACCGCTTATTTTTGCAAAATTCGCCATAGTCACCTTTCTATGCGTCATTGGGATTATAATGCCACGCCAAGCCACACTGTATGTTGCAACATTTCCAAAAACGTTCAATGGTTGTTGCTGAACTTGTGTGCCGATA